TCACTTTCATCTTGATTCTTTAAGTTTTCCATAGCTTTCTGGAAATCTTGTTGAGATTGCATTACACCTTGACCACCTAATCCTAGTGATAATGGTATCATTGTTCCAGGTTTCATTAGTTCTTTTCCTGCCGCACCTAATCCTGCTGTAAGACCACTACCTGCTCCAGCTCCTGTTGCGGCTGTTGTAGTCACATCAGTTACTCCTTTAGTTGCAAGATCAGCTAGCTGTCCTTGATTCATAATCATAGGGTCTATAACTTTTGCACCTTCTGTTACGGCTGTTGTTCCAGCTTTAGCCGCATCTGCCGCTGTCTTACCTGCGCTAAATACTTTACCAAGACCATATCCAGTTAGACCACCTAATATACCTTTTTTAATATCCCCTGTAGCCGCCCATGTTCCAAGACCTGAACCGATAGCACCTAAGACCGCACCACTCAATCCCATACCTGCCGCAGTTCCTGCTAATGCTGTACCTCCAATACTTCCTAGTAATGGTAGTAACATTGGTAAGAAAGCTTCTGGCTGTCCTGTTTCTGGATTTATAGTTAATGGCAATACTTGTGATAACCCAGCTACTTCTGCTGGATTAACGTGCATTAACATGGTATCTCCATACCTTCCTTGTGCCGCTACATTTTGTGTTTGTTGTTGTAGGTTCATATTTTTTCCTTATTATCTAACCTCTGTACTTTCGCATCCAAAAACATTAAAACTCATGTCTACTGCACTTGTATAAACTTTTAAGACATCAGTTTGATTTAAAGTAATACCAATAACTATAGACAAAGAATCGTTTGCTGGTACTGATTTGTCATAGTAAATATATTGTTTGTCGTTTGCACCAGCACCTGCAACATGAACGCTTAACCTAAACGTAATAGCAGAGCTAGTTCTGTTTGCCGCAACAATAGAGCTAACTGTAGTTTGTGTCATATCTGGTACTGTATATAGAACTGTAGTAGTAGTTGCGGCTGGGTCTACTTGTCCTAATACTTTTAGTACATCTGCCATCTATGCATCCTCTAATATTTTTATTCTTGCTTCTAGTTCTTGTATTGTTTTAACTGCATAAGCTAATATTGAAGTTGTATTTATAGCTTTACCTGTATTCTTATCAGCTTCTGAATAATCATTACCTACAACTGCTTTTGGTATAACTGAAGCAACTTCTTGTGCTACAAACCCAGCAACACCAGTTCCTTTTGATGCTTGTTTCCAATCAAAAGTTCTAGGTTGTAACTGTTTCAATGTTGCTGTAGCACTTCCTAAGTCTGTAATGTTTTCTTTTAAAGCTACATCAGAAGTATCGTTTAAATTTCCTGAAACAACACCATTATTAGCAATAGTTAAAGCTGTAGCTGGCGCACTATTGTCTGCTACTTGAAAAACAAACTCTGCTTTCCTTGCCGCACCATCACCTGAACCTTGTTGCACATACATATGAGCTACTGACTGTTCTGTTGATGAACCATCTGTTGACCATGTAAAGTTAAATGCACCTTGACTAGAACCTGAGTCCATAAAAAAATTCTGTGAAACACTAACTCCACCATTTTGTCTTATGTTACCAGCAAAAATTGCTTCACCAGCTTCAGACATATCAAGTGTAAGGGGAGTAATACCAGAGCCACCATCATTACCTGCAAATATTATATCTTTGTCCTGTACTTTTGATTCAATTTTAAAATCACTACTTGAATTTTCTAATACACCTACTTCAACAGCATCATCTTGAAAGCTAATTTGTCCACCATCAGCATTAAGAATAATTGAACCAGCCACATCTACAGTCATATTTCCTGATGATAATGCTATTGTTGTGCCATCTATATTAAAGTTATCTACATCTATACCAGCATCTGCTGTAAGTTTTCCTGTAGAGTCTAAAGTTCCAGATACAGTTATATTAGTATCTAGTTTGGCACTTGTTACTGCACCATCTGCAATTTCAGCAGTAGTAGTAAGTTTACTTGCTTGTTCAGTTGCACCCATTAATAGAAATTGTTTCTTTCTTATGGCATTGCTTAGTTGATTACTATCTAGTTTTTCTATTGAATTTAGTCTAGATGATATAGTTTCTATAGCTTGCTCAGTAATTCTTCTAGTAACTTGTTGATCTGTATGATCATATTCATCAGAAGGTAGTGGCAATGATATAGCTTTAATATCCATTTATTATGCCGCGCTCCTGTTATATTCTTTAATATGTTCTGGGTAAAGCGATTTTATTAAATAAATAAAGTCATCAAAAAATAAATCACAAGTTATTGAATTGTTTACTGATAAATTATTATTTATTGAATGTAATGGTATCCTAACTTTTATAGGTTGCCTATCGAATTTATATATTAATGTAGGTGTTCCCTTGTCTTTAGAAGCATCTACTACTTGTTGCCACCATGCAGTTGCAGGTTCTTTACCACTAGCATATCGCTTGCACTCTAAATACCATTCACCAAAGATTAAATCTGGTAAATACTTTTCTCTAGTTTGTTCTAATATTCTTTTTAATTTTACATTCAATCCTAGTTCTTCTGACATATTTGTTGCTATCAGTCTTTCAAAAGCCGCACCTTTATTTCTTGAATTTGGCATATTATCTCCTTCCGTCTGGTCTTATCTCCATTCTTACATCACCTAATCTCCAGCCATACTCGCTAGAAGAGTTACTTACTCGTATTGCACATTGTCTACTTCTTGCTCTTGTATTAACAAATGTAGAGCTTGGTGTAATACTTATAGTTTCTAAAGTAGATAAATCTTGTAAAGGATAATCTCTACCTTTTATTAAAACAGATACTGAATCTTCAGTTGTGTTTTGATCTCTAAATTCTATATCTGGTATAAACTTTTGTATTTGCAAATAATGTTCTCCATCTGGCTGAAGATCAAAATCACTAGATTCAATATAAGCTGTAAAATTACTACCATCATCGCCATGACCTCTTTCGTGATCATATACATAGTTAGTATTAACAGAAGCACTATTCTTACTTGGTGCTATAGGAAAATCTAATAACCCTGCATCTTGCCAAGCAGTTCTAACGAAATTATCTGTTGTTGTTCCTATAGACCAAACTTTCTCTAAAAAATTATATGTAACATATTTATCTAGCTCTGTGTTACTACCAGATGGATAAAACCATATGATTTCATTAGCATTAGCATTTATACCTGCGTGTATTTTATGTGCTTGATCTAAGTTAATGTCGGTTAAAACATAGTCTAAAACAGTACATGGCAGTCTTTGAACCGCACCTGAGTAAACATAAAATCCACCACGATCCATAAAAAATACTTTGTTATCTGCATTGATAGAAGCATTTGGTCCAATTAAAGAAAATCCTTCAGCTACTTCTGTAAAAGAATATACAAAGGGTGATCCAACAAATTTCATAGATACAATACCTGCATCTGTAAATATAAGTATTTCTTGTCTTGTTTTTATTGCGCTAACAATTTGCGATCCTTGTGATAGCTGAACACCGCCAGCTTGGTTTGTTGCAGTAGGTGTCCAATCAACAGCATTTTCAGTATCTGAAAATCTAACTAACAATGGATCAAGAGTTGAAGAACCTATTGAATTACATCCAAAAGCAATTACATGACGATCAACGTCTGATACTAATACTTGTAATGCTATTGTTGGTGCATTGCTTGCACCTGATACTGATGTAATATTTGTTGCTCTTGTAGATGTTCCGCTAGATTCATCCCAATAAAAAATTGCACCGCCTCTCACATTAGCAATAACATCATCACCAAAGTTATCTATTGACCACAATCTTAATTGATTTATTGAAGATAAAGAACTAGTTGATCCCCATGTGCCAGAACCCCAAGTATCTACTCCCCAACCTGTAGATTTTACATAAAAATCTAAACCAGAATTTATTTGATATGAGCTATCACATCCTGATCCTCCATTACCACTATCACTACTATTAGCTACTATAGTAGCTCCAGAGGTATCTTTAGCAGTAATTGTAAAGGTATTTGTAGTTGGTACACTATCTATTTGATATTCTTGATTTAATGCACTAGCAATAACAAGACCACCTAAACTTACAGCTTGTGAAAAGGTTACAAAATCACCTGCTTTAGCATCATGACCAGAATCAGTTACTGTTATTGTTGATGATCCATTAGTTGCGGCAAAAGTAACACTATTGGTATTATTATTTCTAATAGGAGTTACATCATGAAATGTAAGTCCTTCTTTTATATAAAGTTTTTGATGAGTTCCTACTACAGTAAATATTGATCCCGATATATTGCTATATGTATGTAGTTTTCTAGAAGTTCCTATAAAACTATTTGAACTATTTTTTACCCAGCCACCTATTCTTTCTGGTCTACCTTTTCTAAATCTAACTTTATCAGCATCAAACCAACCATTCTCATTACTATAGTTTGTGCCTTCTTTGTTAATTCCTGGTTTAAAAACATATTTTACTAAAGGCATACTTAAACCTCATTCCATGATTTACCCGAAAAAAGTAAAGCCTCCGCCTCTCTCCTTCTCACCAAACCTTCTAATACTTTACCACCTGCTTTGTTCCATCTTTTAATTTGTTCAGGAACTTCATCATACTCTGAGTTATTTAACTTTTTCAATAGTGTTGATGAACCTAAATTGCCACTACCTAAATTAAATACCCAAGACACCATAGCATCAAACTGGTGCTGTTCTAAAGGCACTTTAACCATATCATTGATATAACCCTCATATTCGTGCATTTCTTCCTGTAGAAGCTCTTCTGCGCCTTCTTGAGTAATTTCCATATCTTCTGTTACACCCTTAGTCGATCCATATCCAATCGTTAAAACATTAGCGGCACATCTATAGGCTTTTAACTCACATCCTTCAAAATGTTTTATGAGTGATAAACCTTCATCTGATATCTTCATTCGTCTTTATCCTTAGTAGAATTAGATGCACCAAAGTAAAATGATATAATAGCACTTGCCAAACCACCAAGATAGCCAAGAACTAAGTTAATCAATGCTTCGCTGTTCTGCTCTGGAGGCTGGAGCGTGATTAAAAAGATATAACCCATAAAGCCACCAACAACTAAAACACCTATAATTTTAGATGTCCAATCTTTAGAAAATCTTGATCTTGCATCTTGTATGTCTTTTGTTTGGAGAGCATATAAATCAACTTCTAACTCTTTCATTTGAACCTCAAAGTCAGCATCAATTTTTTTAAGTTCTGCTAATTGTTCTGGTGTAGCCGCTTGTACTGCTTGCTCTATCTTCTTTGGTGTTGGCTCACAACCTAATGCCTCTGCAACCATGTTAGCCGCCATGTTACCCATTGGACCACCTAATGCTGTTCCAATCGTTGGAGCTACTGCGCCTATTATATTCTTAACAAATCCAAACTTCATTTTATCACCACTCCTTTTTAGTATTGATTTACTGTAATTGTTTTATTGCAGTTTGTTGTGCAATCTAAAGTAACTGTATAGTTTTGATTAGTAGAGCCTGATTGCGTTGCATTTACTGTATAACTGCCTTGCTTTACTAATATATTTCCTACATGAGAACCTACACCGCTTTGTGTTAGGTTTACTGTATTATTATCTGATGGATTATTTTTAAACTCTATATCACCATCTTTAGCACCGCTTCCTGATTGCGTTATTGTCGCATCATTGTTGTTGCAGTTGCCACATGACTTGATATAGGCATTATGATTACCTGTTCCAGATTGGGTTATTGTCCATGCAGAATCATCACCAAATGCTCTCATCTTTGCATAAAAGCTATTTCCTGTTTGCGTGATGGTATAAACATTATCATCACCCTGCATATATATTTCGCCATAGTTACTGTTACCTGTCTGAACTATAGTAGCGATATTATCATCATCATCTAAATCTAAGTATCCAGTATTATTATTACCATTTTGATTAATTATATATTGGTTATCTATATGATTACTTACTTGAGAGTATGCTTTTGCTAAATTTCCTGAACCATGTTGATCTATTGTTATTGTTGCATTAGAACAATTATGAGTTGTATAAGTACCATTAGATAATCCACACCATACTGTTGTTGTATTACTTGATCCAGATTGATCTATACCAATATTTGTATCAGAACCTTTAGTTTGTATATTTATTGTATTGTCATCAGCTTCTAAACTTATAAACCAAAGACCAAAAATCAAAATAATAAGATAACTAATTAGACTGATTAATGAATATCTCACTTTCACCGCCTCCATTAATCGTTGCTTCTATTTGCTGTCCTGCTGATAAGATTGATATATTGTATGCACCATCTTTATCTAATTGTAAATCTATAGTATTTTCTACTTGCCTAAATATTGTTAGCATCGAACCTTCTACAAATGTAAATGTTTGAGTAGTTGAATCAAATGGTGGCGTAATACCTTCTATTTCAACACCTTCTAGTATGCTAACCTCTGCCTGTTTGTTTACATTAGTTTCAATTACATCTAACAAGTCAGTCAAAAAATCTATATTAAGTAAATCTATATCTAAACGATCTATGTTTTCTAATTCATCTTCATCAAGATAATCTTTCTCAAGTTCTGTTTCTTCTAACAAATCAATATCAAGAATATTATTAGCTTGAGTATTTTGTTCTTCTACAGCACGTTCTGTTTCTTCAGGAGGATTAACAATTAATAAGTTATCAATAAAATCTAAAGTCATGTTAGTCAATGTTACTGGTCTTGTAGGCATTTGTTCAGCTACTGTAACTACTGTAGCTTGAAATGGCTTATTCATTACTACTGTACCTGCAAAAGTTGTAACAGTTATTTCGCCACTAGATGTTCCATCAGGATTAGGCAAAAGTATAACCATTGTTCTGCCAATTTCATCACTAGTTATTGTAAAATCCGTGCCTCTTATTCCAACAAATGCTCCATTTGCTTTAATCTTGACGTTTTTATTAGGTATCTTTCTTTTTGTTTTGCTTGAAATAAATCTTCCAGTACCTTTTATAAATGACAATGCAAGTTCGCTTTTTGCTGGATTTGGATCAAAAACAAATGTATCAATTATAACTTTTGAATGTTCAGTTAGTTTTATTTCTGTATCATCAATAAAACGAATAGCCATTCGACCATTACCAGTTCTAACATCATCATTAGAAAATATATCTAATGCTAATTCTGCAAGCAGTTTATCTGTAGTATCTACACGAGTAACTTCTCCATTTCCCCTTACCTCAGAAATAGAACCTATATCTGCGTGTACTATTGGAAATAAAACAATTTGAAGTAATACAGAAAAAAGTATTAACAGCCAGAAGTGCATTGGTCTATGTCAATAGTACCATTAGATGTTGTAGATATAAGACTTAATATACCACTTGTACTTCCGCCACTATTTGTTTGGTCTACATCTATATTATTACTGTTACCCGTTACTGATGCTGTAATACTGTGGTCAGCGTTGCCAGTTTGAGTTGTATCTATATCATTGCTGTTACCACTCACTGTCCAATTATTCACGCAACCCACTACCTCACATGATGCGTTTATATCATTAGATGTGCCTGTAACCGCAAAATCTTGATTACCTGCTGTTGCTGTTGAGCTTGCACCTTGAGTAAATGTTAAAACATTGCTATCACCTGTTGCGGCATAATCAAAATCTGTATTAGCAATATCGCCACTTCCGCCACCTGTTAAAGTAGTAGTATTACTGTCGCCAGTTGTATTGACAGTAAAAGACGTACTGTTTCCTTGAGCTATAGTTGCGGATAAAGTATTTGAATCGCCTACTTGATCAACATCTACAGTCATTGAAGTTCCAGTAAAAGTTGCTCTTGTTTGGCTTGTACCTACTTTGTTGGAGTTTCCTATTTGATCTATATTCATTGTAAGACCAGTACCACTTTGAGTAATATATATAAGGTTATTATCCCCATAAGAAACACTTGCCGCCATAGCAAAAGCTAATAATATTGTTAACCATGCACCATAATTAAAGATTTTCATCGTTATAACTCCACATATTGAGTTCTATACCTTTTTGGATTATTCCATAAACTGCGGCTTCTATCGCAATCTTTGTTGCAATTCCTATTGTTTCATTTTCACTAAGACCTGATTCTATTTCTATAAGATCAGTACCTTGATTTTCAAAAACGAATACATCAGAACCAGCACCTGCTGAAAAAATAGTTTTACTAGTTGATATATTTAATAGTATTTCACCTGTTTGAACTAATACAGCTCTTAAAGATACTGTTACTCTATCTCTCCTATAACGATTATTTATACCTACTCCACGCATTCTTATACCAATGCCGCCTGTTTCATAGTTAGTATCATAACTAACTATTCCTCCTTCAAAAATAATGCCAGAATATAATAATGGCATTAATTTATTAGAACCTTCTCCATCGTAACTTTCTCTAGTATTTACAATAAGTTGACGTTCTCTAGTTAAGTTACCAAGACCTTTTCTTTCTATTACAGTAAACCAAGAACCTCTACCAGCATTTATTAATGCTTCTATTAGCATTAAATCAGCACCTTGAGTAACTGCTGTACTAAATAAAGCTACATTAACATTATCACCTGTTTTTCTTTGACCTGTTAAGTCTGGAAAACTATATACAGATACAACTGCTTTTTGTTTTGGTGGCTTTAAATTTAATAGTAAGTTAAGTGATGGTCTTTCTATTACTGGATTTTCTTTATCACCTATTACTGCTACTGGCGCACAGCCATATAAAAATAATAATAATATTAAGGAACGCATGGTTCATCAGCACAGATACCGAATGAGCCAATGGGTATTCGTATTTCTGTCGTTACTCCATCTACGTCAAGAATTGTTAAGACTATTTCTGTTCCTGTATTCATAAAGTTTATTGTATTGCCTTCTAAGTCAATACTTCCACCTGTTCCACCACTATCATTAAATAATGATTCTGCTAAATCTTGAGATAAACGTGAAAAAATTCGTGACTCTAAGTTTCTGACAAATTTAGAAAGCGTTGTATTTTCTGCTTCTCTAAGAGCTTCATCTATTGCAGACTCTATATCTTCAGAAATTTTAGCTTTCCGCGTTCTTTCTTGTTCATCAATAGTTAAATAATGTGCGCTAGTTCCTATGCCATTAAAAGATGGGCTTTTAAAATGAAAAACTATTTCTGTAGAATTTACAAATCCAGAAAAAAAAGAAAGCAATATAAACCAACCTATTACTAATAATTCTCTATCTTTTTTTAGTTTTAATTTCATGTTCATCTACCAATTTATTTTCTTCTTTTAATTCTAAAACAGTATTTACTTTTTGTTGTAATCTAATCATGTCTTGGTCCAAAAGTCTGAGTTGATCTGTCAACCTAATAATAGTTATTTTCATTTCTTGTACTGCTGGGTCTATCTTATTGTTAATTGTTTGCCATACAAAGTAAACGAAATAACCTAAACCTACTACCATTACTATTGGAAAACCAAAGTCTGCAATTAGTTGAGCAATGTCCATTACTTAAACTTCTTTTGTATATACTTTATTCCTGCATAGATTGATAAACCATAGATAGCAAATAAA